GCACGTGAAATGGCATCAGAACTGATGACCGTATCTGAATGTGATCAACAGTTAGAAGATCTCAAAGAAGACTGGTATTCTATCATGTCTGGATATGTTCCTGAAGAACTGCTAGACGAACCAGAACCGCCGGAAGAAAAAGAAGAACGTCAGCAGCTTGTTGCTACGTTGCGACTGCTGCGCGATGCATATCGTTGCCGTCGCAACTTCATCGTAGGTGGCACAGATGATTTAAGCAGTGTAGAGACTATTTTCACTTGGGAGTGATAAACTCTTGCATTATTAGCAGTTATTTGCTAATATATGCTTAATACAAATAGAGATACAGGATATGAAATTTTGGGTAAATTACGATTCCGATTAAGGTAACACCTTAACGGAGAACTAAATGTCTAGAACTTATCGAAAGCCCTTATTCCTACTTCAGGAATCTGAGGCACAATGTCTTAACGACACTCGTAACTACTACAATCGTCGTGCCAAATATGGCATTGGCATTGTTCGTAAAATCAAAACTCGCAAAACGGCTGAACAGTATGCAGCAGATGTTGCAGACGCCGATGCACGTCATGCCGCAGATTGTCGCGCTGTGCAGAAACAATTTTGGTACCCTTCAACTGACAGTGTTCAGTACGAATGGTACCTTACAAGCCTTCCGCCGCGGTGGCGCTACTACGTAAGTAAGTTTTACTATCGCGAAGTGATAGTAACACTGGAAGAAGAACTGGCAGAAGCTCGTGCAGAATATGCCAAACGCACTCGTGACGGTTATCATAATGAAAGTGGTCGTAACACTGCCTACAAGACACTGAGCAAGGAAACTGTTCGCCAAGCTGTTCGCCGCTTGGAACATAGAATCCGACGCAACGACGATTGGTATCATCTACCCTACCCTGACACATATCTTGGTAAAAAACATATCTGGGATGTGTGGTAATATCAAATGCAATACAAAGGAAGCATGACATGAACTTCGATATCGAGTATGACTATTTTCGTGGATTTGCAGAAGAAAATGAGCTAGATGCCAGATTCAGTCTGTATGGAGAAGGTATCAACTTCGATGATGAATTGCCTGTACACGGCGAATATCCGTTGGAATTGAAGTATGTATGTCCGCTGTACAACTATAATGTAGCAGTGCCTATAGACGGTAATACTTGGGGCGATCTATATAAAGCAGCAGACTCTGCTATCAAACTCAGCAACGATGACTATCATATCTACATTGAAGATTTCAAAATGCTGGAAAATGGCGATATTGAACTGATTACCGGTAGTTAATGGTTGACAGCATCTACACAGATGCTATTTCGTACTTGCAACACAATGCAGCAAAGGAAAATGCTATGAGTATGATCGAAACGCTTCGTGTATCGGACTCGTTTAAAGTTAAAAATCGTATGATTTTTTACAAAGATCAATTGGTCGAAGACCTGTCTAACAGTTGGTTTACTACCAGTGAACTTTTGTATTGTGTTGGCAGGTTTAAAACCGTTGATTTTGAAAAATATATCAACGAACATGCCAACTCTGAAAACTCGCATCTTATCACCGAGTTTATTGAACAAACACAAGGACAAAATCTATGTCCCGAAGTGCTGCGTAAATGGCTGAAAAGTTATGGCCGTGAACAGTCACTAGACGAATGGCACAAGTTCGAAATGGAGGTGCAGTCTGACAATTATCCGCGTACAATTGTCGAAGCCGATATTGACGAAATGGACGACGATGACATTATGAGTTTTGTACGCAAGCATCGTAGAAATAATATACCTGTCTGGCACGACCTCCGTGTGCGAATCTATCGTATCAATACCGGTACCGACGACTATTATGCCGGATGTGACAAACAACAAGCACGTAGGTGGTCGTATCGATATGCAGCAGGTTGCATTGCTAATATAGACGAAGACGACCTGATGCAGATGTTTGAATAACCTCGATAAGTTTGTCAAACATCTAAATATAAAATAGGCCCTCAGTGGGCCTATTTTGTTGACAGTGCATGAACATACATCATATCAAAAAATATCAGTTTTAATCCATATGCAGACGGTGATTCGTTAAACTGCGCACTAAATATCTAACCAGACCTACACACAAACGGGAGGTTAGTATGGACAATACAACATTGATAAAGGCAGTGCGTCGCAGTCAGCGTTGCCAGCGCAATTGGGATCTAACCAAGCAGATCCCGGAAGAAGATCTAGAGGTAATTAGGACTGCTGTTACCGAATGCCCATCAAAGCAGAATGTTACATTCTATAAACCTATTTTTGTAACAAATCGCGACGTAATCAAACAAATACATGATTCGTCAATGTTGGGCGGTGTTGTAAACAAGCACACCAACGAATTCACTATGAAGACACAAGCACAACTGTTGGCAAACTTGCTGGTTGTGCTAGTTGAAGATATCAACGAAAAAGACATGGAACACAGTCCTGCAATGGCTGCATATCATCAATCAATGACTGATGCTGTAACAGGCAAACATCTTGAATACTATGACAATGACAAGCAGCAGCTTATCACCATGTTGTCAGAAGATTACAAGCGTGATCGTTCTATTGCAGTTGGTATTGCAGCAGGTTACATGAATCTCACAGCATCGCTGATGGGATATTCAACTGGTTGCTGCCAGTGCTTCGATGTTGCAAAAGTTCAAGAATTGTTAGATGTAAAAGGCAATGTCTTGCTTATCATGGGCATTGGTTTCAAGGACGAAACTCGTAACCGCCGTGAACATCATCTGTATCCAGATGAAGTATTCACTACCAAAGACAAGCATATCGAAGTAGACTTCGTAGCCTAATGTGAAGGGGGAAACCCCTTCACTTATTTCTTGCTTGCTTTAATACTGTCTTTAATAATCTTAAATTCTGGCCAGTCGGCGCCCATTGCTTGCAAGTTGTTTACTACATCGTTTACAATTTCATATTCCCACTGATCACCTTCTCGCATATTGGCAAGTAGCGATTTTATCACTGCGGTTTTATGTTTATTCAGGTATGCTATCGGCAATGCAGTATCTGCACTTAATACATGACGTAATGCCGAAATACCAGGGCCTACATCTTTACGTATAATAGAATCGGTTATGATACGTACAACGGTTTCAGGATTTACATACCTTTTGATATCTATGCCATGTAGTTGTTTTAATCCTGTCATGGCGCGGGCTGCACCCGCTGGATTATACTCTGCTATACGTTCTATTTTGGGAACAAGTTCTGGCATCATGTTTTGAATATACCAAGTCAATGTACGATCAGGTAACTCAATCCCGGCATTTGAAATAACATTGGATTCGTAACTGATGCCCAATGGTTCTGCTTCACGAATTTCTCTCACAGCATAATCGGCTATATCGCTGGCATGTTTTTTAAACCATGCTGCTATCAATGGATCCTTATACACGCTACCTCGTGGTAGATTTCTTGCAGCAAGCAGTGCCAGTGCATCTCTTATACCGCCGTATTCTGTTACACGGTCCAGTTCTGCCATATAACGGTCAGATACTTCATACAGTTCTGCAAATTTCATGACAAATTCCCTAAATGCTGAATATTTACCTGTTGACAGCACTCAGTTTGATGCTATGTATAACACATAGACACACAGCAAAGGACACACACTATGGCATATGTTTCCAAAGAACTCAAAGCTGCACTGGCTCCCAAAATCAAAGCAGTGCTGAAAAAGTACAATGTCAAAGGGTCCATTGCTGTGGGCAATCACAGCTCGCTGGTACTGAACATCAAAAGCGGTGCAATTGATTTTGGTCAGGATGCACACGGCGGTTACTTGCAGGTTAACCAGTATTGGATCGACGAACACTACACCGGCAAAGCAAAAACCTTCCTTAAAGAAGTCTATGCTGCTATGATGGAAGGCAACTTCGATAATAGCGATCCGCAATCGGATTATTTTTCGGTAGGTTGGTACACTGACATCAATGTTGGCAAGTGGAACAAACCCTACACAATGGAGGCATGATAGATGGGATTGCTAGATACTCTTAAATGGTTGTGGGATCCCAGTACACCAAGACAAAAAGCCTATGCTGCATGGGATAATGCAACCCCGTTGCAAACGCACACACAGCATTTCACAGTGTGGTTGACGGGCATTGTAGAACCGTTTGAAATATCTACCAAGTTCCACGACTACTGTGTTGGCACGTTTGGCAACATACGTGTGGATATCGATTATCAGACGCAACAATTGCGCGACAAATGGGGTACCAAAGGTATCACTATCCGCGGTGTGTTTTATCCGCCTGCTCGTATTGAAAAGATTGAAATTGGCCGTTTAGAAGTCGCTACCAAAGTGGATTCTGAATGAATACTCGTGCGCATTTCTACACAGTAATTAGAACACTGAATAAACCCGAATATTACATTGACGACGATGGATTTCCAGACAAGTGGATTTACAACGGCGTGCGAATCTGGTTGAATGAAGAAGGCACAAGTTGGCGCATCATCACTGACGAAGTAGATGTATATGATATTGTATATACAGGTGACAATAGCAGCGGTGCTAACATAACGTTTCTACACGGTACGCCCGATGACTTGGAACGACTGGCTATACAAATGAGGTTAACCGATGAAGTATGAAGAAACTACATCAATCTTTCGTTTCACAATCCACAATGTTGAATACCAAGTAATGCCATTCAACGGCGAGGTTGAAGAATTTGTGTGCAGAGGTAGATTGATGACGGATGTCAGCTGGAGCCATGGCATTACCCATCTTAAAACTGTGGATGGAGTCTATGTTGGGTACGCTGGAATTGACATGTTTGAAAAAGATGCAGTTTTTATAGATGGAATAGTATAACGTATGCAGTGTATAATCAGCGGATATGGATATGTAGGTAAAGCTACTGAGTTAATTACATTACACAATTTCTTTCACGGCGACAGTGTGGATATCAATGATCCATACTTGAATATGACTGCGACAACCTGGGATGTCGCTGACTATCATTTTGTATGTGTGCCCACACCTTTGAATGAACACAACACACATTCTTTAACAGCAGTGGCAGATGCAATCGCTGTCGCAGCACAACAGGGATTTAAAGGCGTTACTGTGATACGTAGCACAATGTCGCCGTTGGATTATGACTCATTGAATCTTGATGCGGAACAGACAATTGTATGGCCAGAATTTCTACGTAAATCGTCATGGGAACATGACGCAACAGCGCCGTTGATGTCCATAGTAGGCGGTAAAAATGTAGAACAGTTTGTATCAGACTACGGTAAATTTCCAATTGCATATGTGGGTGATGCAAAAAGTGCATGTATGGCAAAATTGTCAATCAATTCATATTTGGCTGTTAGAACTGTTATCACACATGACATTAGAAAAACCTGCGATGCGTTGAATTTAAACTGGGACAGTGTTAAACAGGTGCTTGAACTAGATCCCAGACTTGGCAGTGGATATTGGGAACAACCCGGCCCAGACAGTGAATGGGGATTTGGCGGCGGATGCTTGCCAAAAGATACCGCCGCAATGTCTACGTTGATGAATACGCTGGGTATTGCACAATCCTATGCAGCATGGGCAGTTGATAAAAACAAAAAAATACGCAATATCAGTTAAACAGACTGTTGACACTGCTGTTGCAGATGCTATGTATTGCAAGTCAACACAGCACAGGAGACAACATTATGAAAGCAGTTCGTCCGTGGCCCATGAATACCGAATGCCCCGAACCCGAGTTTGCAGACTTTAAGGCTGCACTAAATCATGCAAGCTTCCATAACGCCGCTGACAACTCGTCAGAGTGGAAGCACGCTGGTTCACATGTTGCAGCAGCCGCAGCAGTTGCAGACACTGCGGGTTGGCCCTATTGGGCAATGAAGCGCATGTTCGACGAAATTGGTCCGATGGTTGCATGGGATAGCTTTATGCAATCTTATATCAATTTGTTGAAAAAAGACCGTTGACAGCAATTACGACAATTGCTATACAACTGATACAACGTAACACACTGTAGGAGACAACAAAATGGCTAACTTTTTTGCAAATGTCGAATGGAACGAACACGATGTAGAGATGGCGTTCACTGCGGAAATGGAATGGGACGACTACGGTGTTCCCGGTTCGCCCCGCTGGTTGTCGCCCACTAATATCAAATGGGGCAACTACGAAGTTGACGGTATCGAGTTGACTGCTGCTCAAATGTTGGCGCAGTTCGGCAAAGAAGCAGTGGACGAGCTCGACAAGATGTTGGAGCACACGCTGGACGAAGCCGAATGGGAAGAAGAAGAGCCCGACTACGACTATGATTACGAACCCGACTACGAGCACGACGAATATTAATAAAAATGCGGTCAACTGTTAAAAAGCAGTTGACCGCATTTTGCTAACCTGCTATACAACTTACACAGCGTAACACACACAGTAGGAGACTAACATGTCGAACGTAGAACAAACCCAGCGCGAAAAGATGCTGCAACGTGTACTGAATCTTCGTGCAAAAGCCGAGAACGACGGCTCGAGCGAAGCTGAAATGCAAAGCGCATTTGCTGTCGCCGCTAAATTGATGGATTTGTATAACATCGAAGAAGCAGAGCTAGCACTGGCTGAAGCCGAAGGTCGCATTGTATTGGACATTGTCCACAAGAAGTCAGATACTAGCGCATTGGTTGGCGACAAGCATCGTCACAAAGTTATTTTGGCATTGGCTGCAATTGGTGAGTTCACTCACACTCGCAGCGTCTATAATCGCTACTCAGGCAACATCACGTTTACTGGCCACCGTCCAGATACCGAACTTGCCAACTATCTGATTGCTGTGATCAAGGAAGCAATGGAACGCGAATACGAAAATTACCGTCGCAGCAATGTTGCTGTTGGCGGCGGTGCAAAAGCCAGCTTCCAAATGTCAATGGTTAATCGTATCAGCAGTCGACTGTACCTTATGGCACAAGATGCAGAAGCTGAGCGTCAAGCTAACAAGCGCAAAGCCGAACAACTGCAAATTGAAAATGCCGCTACGTCTTCTAGCACGGCACTGATTGTTTGCGAGATTGCTGAGCAGAAGCGCAGAGAAGTCCATGACGCATACCAAACCAAATACCCTAATCTTCGCCGTATGGCTAGCTTTAGCTACGGTGCTAACAGCACTGCTCACAGTGCAGGCCATGCTGCCGGTGAACGTGTTAATCTTGGGCGTGCAATCGGCGCAGGCACTAAGCGTATGATTGCCTGAATAAAACGTGTCAAGTATCAGCAACGATACTTGACACACTCTATTGTACGCTGTAAACACACTGTAACGCAACACAGCGAGGACAAGATGCTGCATACACTGAATTTGGATGGTTGGGAACACACTGCATGGTGCGTTCCAAGTGCAATTGCAATGCTCACCGGCGCACCAGTAGGACATATGCATGTGCGGGCAGCATTTATGCAAAACAAATCGCTGACTGCGGTTCAAGGAGTGTTCCTAGAAGAAGCTGTATTACTGTTACGCGAACAAGGTTACAATGCAACACCCATTGACCTTGCTGCACGATACAGCGCCGCACCCACTATCCGCAAGTTCTTTGCAGAGCGTACTGCATTTGAGTTTTGCATGCCCATTATGTTTTCAACTGCGGGTCATATGATGACTTGCCACATGGGATTTGCAGGAGACAATTGGACCAAACGCCCTGTGCCCGTTGCACAGTTTCCGCAGTTGAGCCGCAAGGTAGTTGCTGCTTGGGTAGTCAGTGAGAAATCAAAATGAATGATGATTACAATCCCAACTACGACAAGTACCCGGCGTTGAAAAAACCTCGCAGGCAAGTGCCAGTAATCATACAGGCCATTGCAATCAATGTAGCGATCAATGCTGTTTCCGCATTGATATTGGTGTTGTTGTTAAAATGAACACAATTCAAAAGAGTACACTAGGAAAAATATGATGCTGTATCTTACTCTGCCTGACATGGACTTGCTGAGCGAGCAACCTAAAAACTATCACTTTGAAAGCTTCACTCCCACGGATGACGCTGTCAAAGAAGGTTGGGTTGTGGTTGCTGTTTATACTCAGTATGACAGTTTCGAACACGGCAACGAAAAATATTACCAAGTCATTGACTTCTACGGTGTGCGCGATGCTGCTATGGCTGCTGCCAACACGCTTTACGACAATGAACGCAACTATGACATCAGTAAGCGAGATGTACAAGATCGCCCACAGGCTTACTTTGCCGATGGCAGGGTGATCAAAAATCTTGCATTTGCCGGATGGGGTAGTAGTTTGGAAGAAATTGTCATCAAACGCTGCAAACTGCAAGAACATCAAGACATCATCCGTCTTAATTGACAGGTTGACATCGCAGTAGCATCTGCTATGTTAACCATACAACGTGTTTGGTAAAAGGCAAACTGCGATGAAAACCTACTCAATCACTATGACTGTGTCTGTCAATGTCACTGTAGAAGCCAGCAGTCTCAAGTAAGCTAAAGCTATAGCGAAGGGGGCATTATTAGAAAATGTATCAGAGTTTGATCGACGTATTGATACAATCGAAAACATTACTACTGTTGAACATAAAGTAAAACGAGGGATCAGCTCATACTGATCGTAACAAAACAAAGGAGACAACAAATGAACGCAGGAACGGCATTTGTATCAGTGTTGGGTATTTTAGGACTGGGGATTTGGTTGAGCTTCTTGTTCAGCTGGCCAGTGTATATGTTGTGGAACGGCTGCTTGCTGACCGCAGTAGACGGTGTGCATGAGATCACTTGGTTGCAGGCCTGGGGAATCAGTGCCCTCTGTGGCTTCTTGTTCAAGTACTCTGCATCTAACACCGTCACTAAAAAGTAACAGGTTGACACAGCTTGTATCTGTGCTACTATAGTTCATAAACGAGGGATCAGCTCACACTGATCGTAACAAACAAAGGAGACAACAAATGAAACACTATCTTAGGTTTGTGCTAACTGCGTTCATCATCGTGGGAAGCCTGGGTTATCTATTGCCTGCGCTGATTTCCTATCCAGACACAGTGTTGGTTCTGGCAGGCATTTTCTATGCAGTGCTGCTGATGCCCACTGCACTCTACTATCTCAACCGCGACTACATCCAGTCGCTGATCAATGCTATCAAAGGAAACTAAAATGAAACTTCGTACTATTGCGCTGATGACAGCTCTTGTTGGTTCAGTGGCTGCTTGCTCATATGTGCCTGCTGGCAACGTTGGTGTCAAGGTCAACATGCTGGGCAGCGACAAAGGTGTTGACACCGAAGTATTGGGACCTGGCAAGTACTGGATTGGCATGAACGAACAACTGTTCCTGTTTCCTACATTCATGCAGAACTATGTGTGGACTGCCGACCTCAACGAAGGTAATCCCGCAGATGAAAGCATCAGCTTCCAGACCGCAGACGGCAACGTTGCACATGCGGACATTGGTATCAGCTACAGCATCGACCCTGAAAAGGTTTCAGATATTTTTCAGAAATATCGTCGCGGTGTTGATGAGATCACTGACACGTTCCTGCGTAACATGGTACGCGATGCACTGGTCAAACAGGCTTCCAACAAGCCCATTGAGTATGTGTACGGTTCAGGCAAAGGCGAATTGATTGCTGCTGTACAGAAAGATGTTTCTGCGCAGGTTGCACCGATTGGTATCAAAATTGACAAGATCTATTGGATTGGAGAGATTCGCCTGCCTACTGCTATCACAGATTCAATCAACGCCAAGAACGCTGCTACTCAGCAAGCACAACAACGTCAAAACGAAGTTGCCACTGCCAAAGCAGAAGCTGAGAAGAAGGTAGCAGAAGCCGACGGTACTGCCAAATCGCTGCTGGCTGTTGCCACTGCGCAAGCCCAAGCCAACAAGATCCTGGCCGAAAGCATCACTCCTGAGTTCATCCAGTATCAAGCACTGGAAAAGTGGGACGGCAAGCTGCCTACCACAATGGTACCCGGACAAGCCACACCCTTTATCAGCATCAAGTAACGGGACACTAAAATAAGATAGGCAGTCTGCCTATCTTTTTGGTTGACACTGCGGTAGCCGATGCTATTGTCATAGTATAGACAAAGGAGAACAAGATGCGTAAAGGTGAACTACTTGGGAAGATGCTGGTACTGACCACCAATCGTCATGCCGGCCAAACTGACAAAGGTGGCAATCCTTATATCTTGCATACATTGAAAGTCATGCACTACCTCAAAAGCGACGACGAAGAACTTCAGTGTATTGCTCTCGCACATGACCTGATTGAAGATACACCTACCACGTTTGCTGAACTCAAAGAAATGGGTTTTACGGATCGCGTCATCGAAGGCATTCGTGCGCTGACCAAGATGCCCGGCGAAAGCTATGATGATTACAAGGTGCGAGTTATCTGTAATCCAGATGCTATCAAAGTTAAACTGTGCGACCTTCGTCACAACACAGATGTGCGACGCCTCAAGGGTGTTAATCAAAAAGACCTAGACCGTATGGAAAAATACCACAGGTTCTTCATCGAACTGTCAATGATCAACAACGCATAAGGAGAATCATTATGCAATTCACCAAGTATCGTTTTAAAGTGCAACCGTACCTTGCTCCCAATCCGCAGGGTATAAAATACAACACGTCTGATTACCATGAGCGTATTGTTGAGGCACGTAACTCGGCCGAAGCACGTAATCAGTTGGAAAGCCAGTATCGTCAGTACGGTGCTGAAATTGGCTTCCTTGGCGAAGTACGCTAAGTTACCGATAACTATAAAAACATAAAAAAGGACCTGCCAAATGTACCCAATATCAATCACCTCGCCGTACTCTATTAAAGCACTTACTGCAACATACAGTTGGGATCTTGGAGGTAAGAAAAGTGCGTGGTTTGATGAAATGGATCAGCCTACCCTTGTAATCACGGCAGTAAGTCTAATGGATGCCTATGAAATCGCAAGGTTTCCTGAATTTTACAAGGATGGAGACTTTAACGAAGTTGCATTCGATGCTGCATTCGAAGCAATGTTTGCAGATTACGACGATGGATTTGAAATAGTAGAAGATGTGAACGAACTAGATATTGCTCAACAAATGTTAGGCAATATCGGTATTGTGTGTTGACACAGTTGCAGTCTATGCTATTGTATGCGGGTAGACAGCAACATACATGGGATAGACTGCAATGATCAACACTGTGACAGCCACCGAAGTTATCACTGCTGCGTGGAGTGTATATCAAGCACATGGATTTTGTAATCGCAGCCAACGTGAGATTGTCAATGACGGCATTCGGGTAGGTGAGGGAGACGATGCTAAGTTTGTACCGTCGCTGTACAATACTGTTGTTGAAAATATCCCCAATGGTACAAATGCTGCTATTGTGTTGGATATTACACCAGAAATTCGTCAGCAAGCAGAAGCCAATCGCAATTTGATTTTGCAGACTGCACTGTTCAAGTTCATGCAGGACCAGTTGGATGACTTTACCAAAGGGGTTTATAACGACCTCAATAGCGAAGAAATCCACCCCAAAAATATCAAGCGGCTTTGCTATATGCATACCATTGCATTGCAGATGGTGCAAGCTCAAAAAGTTGAAGAAATGCTGCTGAATGTCAACAATGAGCAGCTGGCACCGCAAGGTCATAGTGTCAAAGTAACCATTACTGTAACCAATTGCCGTTACTCGCAGGAGTTTGGTGTCCACAATCATGTGGGTGTCACCGACGACGGTTACTTGATAAGTTTCTTCAACAAAACACAGCATGCCTTTAATGACAAGATTGAGCTTACGGGTAAAGTTAAAGCGTTCGGTCCGTCGTTTAAACACCATGGATTGAATGAAAACCGCTTGAATTACACAAAAATTATCAACGTTATCAAAGGATAAACAATGTCAGAACAAAAGGTTATTGTCACGGACGCCGATGGTGTTCTACTCAACTGGGAATGGGCATTTGAGATATGGATGGAGGAACACGGGCATCGTGTTGTACCAGATCATGCCTTGGCTTATGACATGGGATTGCGATATGGCATCACCAAAGAAGACAGTCGCAAACTGATCAAGCTGTTTAATGAAAGCGCAGCAATTGGTTTCTTGCCTGCGCTACGTGATGCAACGTACTATGTTAAACTGTTGCATGAAAAGCACGGCTATGTGTTTGATGTTGTAACCAGCTTGAGCACCAATACCTATGCTCAAAAGCTGCGTAAAAAGAACCTGCGCAAACTGTTTGGTGAGACTGCATTCCGCAAATTCAAATTTCTTGGTACTGGTGCAGACAAAGACGATGCACTGCTGCCATACAAGGATTCCGGATTGTGGTGGATTGAAGACAAGTATGAAAACTTTAAATTGGGCCAGTCGCTGGGAATGAAATCAATCTTAGTTGAACACGGTCACAATATGCACAAAGACACTACAGGTGGATATTTGGTTAAGGACTGGGAAACAATCTACCATATGATTGTCGACAGTGAGAAATAATAAAAAAGCCAGCGCAAGCTGGCTTTTTTTATCACACTCCGTATTTTTTCATCAATGCAGCCAAATCGTCGTCTACATTGCCGGAATATTCTTCTGGTTCTGCACTGCGAGGCGCTGCAAGTGATCTGGCACTGCGCGGCTCAGCTTTAGGTGCGGCCAAAGCTTTTGCACTGCCTTTGTCTGATCCCAATGCATTGCCGCTTGATCCCTCTGGCCATACATAGATATAGCCGCCTGCAAAGTCTTTAACTACTAAGAATCGCATACCGGCAGTTGAGTACAGCATTGTCTGCGCACTGTACCCAGGTATCATGTCACCAAAACCTAACTCAGACGCATCTAGCTTTGTACCATTTTGTTTTAACCATGAAGATACAGCATTGATTTCTCTTTCGCTGTTTGGACCCTGTCCGCCAAGATTAGCAACTACACTAATATCTTCAATTGGTGTATCTGTGTAGTTTTTGAATGTTTCACGGCCCATTGCACGAATAGCACGGCTCATATAACCGGGCAAGTTCTTAACTTGATGGAATTGCGGATCTACAGTATCCGGCATCGCTGCTGCAATTTCTCTACTAATCAGTGCAGGAACATTGTCGGGATTAATAGGTTCAGGACGAGCTTCGTCATTTGGTGCATTATCTGTATCGAGCTCTGGTTCATTTGCCACCATATCGTCGGGCACATTTATCCTGCTCATCATATCGCGCATGTCATCAGTGGCATTAACACCTCGCATAGCTTTTGCAGTGTCAGCAGCAGATGCTTTTTTGATTTCAGGAGTGTCTGCTTGGGATTTGTCAGCAGTGGGAGTGTTTGATTTAGTATCAGCAGACTTGTCTACTTTGGCAACAGGCTGCGATTTTTGTGGTTTAAACATGGAAGAATCAAACGGATCAGCTTCCTTGTCTTTGACTGGTTTAGAAGAAGCAGACTTGTTGTCCTGCTTCTTCTTTTCAGGTTCATCGTCTTTGGCTTCAAAGAATTTGATTCGCAGCATGTTAATATCTCACGTTGAGTAATGTGAGATATTTATGCTGCTAAATCAATTTGTTTGCAATCCAAGAATACCTGCAACATCAGGGGGTGTCCATCCGGCAGGTTTGAGCACTTTGCCATCTTCACGGCGGATGACTTTACCGTCTACCAATTTGGCCATATTGCTGCGGTGTACTTCTGCAAATACACGATCCAAGGGAATACCATAGGCCACTGCTGTGCCACATGCAATGTAGATAAGGTCAGCCAGTGCGTCTGCAATCTCCACAATGTCATCTTCTGCTTCAGCAGTGGTGTATTCAGTGTATTCTTCTGCCAGCAGCTTTTTACGTAGATCTCGTGTGGCAGTGTCAGGCAGTGTTGGCGTGGAGTTGATCATGAGGCCAAACGCCTCATGAAACTCAGTTACAGCATGATGTGGATGCTGCATCAGCGCACCTTGGCCGGGAAGATGTAGCGATACGAACCAAGCCCAGTGTTGAGAGTTATTTGAATAACACCCTTGCTGCTGAATGCCATTTCACAATCAGCGGCTTCGCTGAGTTTGAGAACTGACATCAGTTGTTGGATCTTCCATTTGTGCTGTGCTTCAAACTTTTCAGTCAGGTCTGTTGCGAACACGACGCCGCCGCGCTGATTGGCAGTGCCTTCTTCACCAATGTAGAAGCGTAGTTCGCCATCTTGGATCTTGGGAATAAAGTATTGCTCATATGCACCAAGACCGCTGCTGGCCCATGCAAACTGTTGAATATTGGCTTTGCTGGGCTTGATCTTTACGTCCCACTGCGGTTCCATGAACTTGGGTTGATCAGGAATCAACTGCTTGCTCATAAAGCGATAGTTGATATAGCTTTTGCTTTTGTTGATATAGGTCAATTCAACCGCAGTCTTTTCACCGTTCTTGGTTTCATAAACCATTTCAAGCTTGCTGTCTTTGCTGTTGAATTCGCTGTCGTTGGCAACGTGCCCTAGCAAGCTGAGATTGCTAAGTCCAAATTCACCATCCATATCAGCAATAGGCTGTGCAAATGTACCTTTTAGCACTACTTCTTTTTCTTTTTCAAGTGCTTCAATCGTCACGCCTTTTTTATCAGCAGTGATTTTAATCTTGTCAAAGAATCCTGTAGAAACAACGTGCCTAGTAAGATCCTGAATGTAGTCCTTCATTTGTAGCCTCCTATCCTATTACCTTTTGTAACTTGTGCGTTTTCTTCTGTCATCAATTTAACATTGAGCTCTATCGCAGTATCGTTCCAACCGCATAGTTCTTTCATAATAAATCGTTTGCTCATCCAGCTAGGTGCTAGCTGCATAGCTTCAAATAATGTTTTTAGATCCTGTGGATTGTGTACCATACTGCCACTGCTATCTGTAGATTCGTCTGTCATGCTATCCTCTTGATATATTATTGTCTGTCATGTGTGTTCTGTCAACGTGGATTAAAAACTAAACAAGTCTTCAAAACTGCTGTTGGCTTTGTTTTCATTTACGTTCCATTTCAGCACACCCAACAAGTTGTCTATCTTCTTGTCGATAAGTGCTTCTTCCATAGCATCGTGGTCAAACGGCAAGTCTTTAAACCACTGCGGTAGTTTGAGTTCATCTGTGGGATATGCCACTGATGTCATGCCGCTGGGATTGGGTTTGAGCTTACACACAATTACCTTTTGTCCGTCTTGAATTGGCATACTGTAATGATCGCCGTAGATCTTTTTCAGTTTGTTCCAGTTCAAGCTTGCAAGCACATGGCCTGGGATCATCACCTTCTTTGTAACCGCAGACGTTTTGTTGAAGTTTACCTTCTCCATCAGTTCTTGGTTCTTCGCGTGGTTGGTAATGTTGTTGGCACGCTTGGGTGATCCTTTTAGCCAGCCATCCCAGCTTCTAAACTCCTTGCGGAAGTCCATAATCATCTTTAGTGCAGCATTTTTATCTGCGCCTGTTAGCACACCAACCAGTACGTTTTGCAAAAAGTCCTGTACTGTCTTTGGCGTATCACTGCGTTTGAGATCCAGTCCCATGGCTTTGATTTCGCCTGGCTTGCCGTTTTGATCTTTACGCTTGCCTTCTTTGTCATAGATAAGCACTGCGTAACGCTTCTTGGTAATAAACAAGCCTTTGATTGCACAGAGTTCACGTGCTGCTTTGATAATCTTGCCATTCGCTTCAGGGCAACCAAATGCCTTTGCCATAAAGTCAGGAAAGCTGGCATTGGTCATATCTGCAATCTTGTCATACAGGTCAATCACATTTTCTTTGGTCCACTCATAGTCAGCGAATTCCGGATTGTCCTTCATAGTTGTGTATGCAGTGAAGTATGCACTGTCTGTATCACCATAAACAATGGCTTTGCCCACATGATTGTATTCGCCTGCAATGATTTCGTTGATCTTGCCGCTCATATGCTTAACGATACAACGCCCACACAGTGTAGTACTCTGTGCAACACGGGGATCATACCAACGACTACCAGGGTTACCAATAGCGCCGTACAAGCTGTTAAGCAAAATCTTCTTGATCAATTGTCGTTGATCATGAAACTCTGCCTGTTTCTTAGCTGCTGCTTTGGCATCTGGATCAGTGGCATCATCTGCTGTCTTTGCCCATTTACGATATTCTGCTTGCAGTTGTTTACGTTCTGCAAACCAGCGTGTAAGAACGCCGGGTATCAATCCAGGCTTGCTGTAATCAAAGATAGTGCCGTTTGCACTCAGTGTTAATGTCCTACCGCTTTTCCATACCAAGTCATGTATTTCTTTTGCAGTAACAGTGGCACTGGTGCCGTCTTCAAAATCCACTGTCATAATAGTGGGTTTCAATTCCATAACGTCTTGATATTCCAGCGTGCCAAAAATACCATTCCACGAATCTGCAAATGACTTCTTATTTGCAACACTGTTTTTGATAAACGCTTCAGTTGTAATGGGTCTGATATGTCCAACAATGGTTTCTGGACTCATGTTCAGCGCACGAATAACACTGGGATACAGACTGTTAATGTCAACACCGCCTATCCAGTCGTGCATGCCTGGCTTGGGATCAGCAACATATGCACCCACCACAGAGCCGCCCATTTCAGTTTCTTCTGCCCAGCGTTCTTCTTTTTCGGCTTCGGTTTCTCGAATCCTCGCA